TGTGTAGATTCTATGACAAGAAAAATGTACGTAAATACAAAAAGCTATGATATTAAAAACGACAACCAACGAGTTTTGTTTCATTAACGTAAGTTTCTATGAAACAATAGCAGATCCTCGCTATTTCTTTGAACAAGATTATAAAGAGATGCCGGAATATGAGGAGGAATTAGATTTTGATTTTGATTCTTATTGCAATAAGTTTATTCCTTTTGTACAGGAATGGGCGAATAAGGTGGGCGAACGCCTTTATGAATATGGTGTGAATAACATAAAGGTAATATCGGTCGGACATCCAAAAGATCGCAATTATGGTACTGATTGGATGGATGTAAGGGTAGAGTTTTGTGATGAATGGAGGCAAAAGATGTTATCTAACATTGGTAAGATTGTTAATGATGATAAATGCAAGAAGTATGCGGAGGCTAATTACCGGTCGGTATCAGGATACATCTTTTTAGGACCTGAAGATTTAGAGGAATTTGAAAAGGAAATAATAGAAAGAAAGTCAGATTCGGGATATGATGTAACAATATTGTTAAATATGTATCTAACTTTGGCTTTTGTAAAAGAATTTGGATTTAAAGCCGGAGAAGCATGGAGTGAAATAACAGAATATGCTTACGGATGTTTGTCGTATTCTGATTTTGCAACAACAGAGATGCTTATACCGGAAGGTTCGGAGCATTTATTCAAAGACATTTACACGGCAAAGGCCGACGAATTATATCATCATGTCCTGGATAAATTCGGATGGGCGTGGCGTGATCCGAAATATAAGTCAGAAACAGAATTATGCGCGATGCTAAAGTGGGTAAAAGAAAAAGGCTTGACCATTGAAGAGTTAAGTATTTAATTGTTAAACATAAGGCAGTATTGGTGCGTGAGTATAGGTGCTGCCGTTAAAATATTTTATAAGATGAAAAAAGAAGAGATTCAAACTATTTTATACACAATCAAAGAAGGAGACAGTATTAAGATCAAAGTACAAGACAAAAG